TTAACAGGTATCGTTGGTGAGATGGCAGCGTTCCTTAAAGGTCCTAAGTCGCTTAAAGACTTTGAAGACCAAGACTGTAACTATTGGAAACAATGGGCAGACAAAGATGGTAAGCTGAATGTTGACTATGGCAACGCCTGGTTGGACTTCAATGGTGTTAACCAGTTAAAAGACGTAGTTGAGTCCTTGAAAACAGACCCTAATGGCCGTCGCCATCTTATCTCAGCTTGGCGTCCTGACCATCTTAAAGACCTCAGCTTGCCTTGCTGTCACTATAGCTACCAGTGGTACGTGAATAGTCGTAACGAGCTGGAAATGATCTGGAATCAACGCTCTGTTGACATCATGATTGGCTTGCCAAGTGACATTGTGCTTGCTGCAATCTGGAATATCCTTATGGCACAGACTGTTGGCCTTAAGCCTGGTCGTTTGCACTTCATGCTAGGGGACTGCCACTTGTATGAAAGTCATGCAGAAGGCATTCAAGAGTATCTAGATCAGATGCAGAACGTACACCTTCGTGCAAAACCGACCTGGGTACTTGACCCTGAAGCTACTGTCTTTAACTTTAAGCCTGAAATGTTGATGGTCAGTAACTATACACCAATGCCACCTATTAAATTCAAACTGGAGTCTTAACTATGTCTAAGAAAGAACACATTAAAGCAGCATCTAAACTAGCTACACTGAACCCGGATGACCCTACTATCCTGCAAAGGCTACTGCAAACAGACTCGGTGGTTGAGTCTATCTGTAAGTGGAACGCTGCACGCTATGACCAGTCGCATGACTACGACTTAGCACTAGCTTTGCTACAAGAAGAACTATGTGAAACCCAGGAAGCACTTGAAGCTAGTGATACTGTTGCAATCCTAGATGGCTTTGGCGACATCTTTTATGTAGCTGTTGGAGCAATGTGGAAAAATGGTGCTGATCATTCTCAAATCAGTGCATTATTGGATCACCTTGACACTACCAACGTTTATGTGCCTAACACTGCAACTTGTGTTATGTGGTTCCATACTGAGCCTGGCATCAATACACTAGGTTTTGTGGCCCTTTCTGCATTTGAAAGTCTTAAGTACTTCTTACAACAAAGTGATCAACGTGCCTTGGATGTTATCCGTGCAATCTGTATCTCAAATAACACTAAAGAAGTCGTACGCACAGCAAGTGACGTCAAAGCTAATGTTGTCAAAGGAGATGGCTACATCGCGCCTACCAGGATGCTTCAAACCATCCTAGACTCTTTACCAGAGGTGCCTGATGCCGTCAGCTGATAAGAAGATTGATTTCAATCGTCTAGCTCTGGACACAGCTGAGCTCAGCCCTGCGCGAAAGCGCAAGGTTGGAGCTGTTGTTGTCTTTGGTAAGTACTATGCTACTGGCTATAACTACAATCCTCAAGCTTCCTACTGTGAAAACGATAAGGGCGAAACACTACCTGAAGTTATTCACGCTGAAGTAGTTGCCTTGCAGGCTTATATCAAGCAGCACCTAGGGCTACCAAAGCCTAACATTATCTATGTAACGCAACCACCCTGCGCCGCATGCCAAAAAATCTTGCAAGAGGCTGGTGTTACTGAAATAAGAGTTGTGGAAACGTTTATGAAGTTTGATAGTGGGAAGCTTCGCTATGAGCTCATCCCACCTTCTGTAACCCACGCTTTGGCGTCTGTACTCACATACGGTGCTCGTAAATATAAGCCTAACAATTGGAAGAAAGGCGAAGTAGATCGCTACGTTGGTGCGGCCATGCGTCACTTCGAAGCCTACAGAGCAGGTGAGTACTACGACGAAGAAAGTGGCTTGCCTCATCTACAAATGCTGCTTACGAATGCTGCATTCTTAGTTGAACTCGATCCACCAAAGAATCATCCTAAAGCCTAGATCATGTCTTAAATTTCGTCCGTCACGGACATTTTATTTGTTTTGTGTGTTATCATACTCCGGACAAATAAAAAGTCCGTGACGGACGAATTTAAACTGTGTACAATCCAGTTTATTTGTGTTAGAATAACCTATGCTCTAAAGGAGCCTAAACGGAGGAAGCATGAAAATATCGTACTACACCTGCATACCGAGTATGCCTGACGCTGAAGACAAACTATGGAAAGTCTACGCAGCATGTCAACACAGCAATCTACCTTTTGCCTGTGCTATTGAAAAGTGTCAAGGCACTTATAGTATCGCAGTTACCATAGATGAGGCTTGCAATCCTTTTACTAGTTGGCCTGACATGGAAAACTACATCCGCAAATTCCTTATCGAAAACAATAAAGCTGTACACATGAGTGCAGACACTAAACGCTTGGAGGCTAGACTATGTCAGCTACAGAACCAGTAATACATCCTAAAGATAAGCCACACGAACAGCTACCACAACTGTACCTTGGGGTCATTGACTTTGACAGTGCAGTGTACCGTTGCGCCGCAGTCCATGAAGACGACGAAGACGGACTTGACAGTGCCAAGCTCACACTAATTAGCTTTGTGCAAGAGAACATTGTAAACCCTTGTCACTGCACTGAGTACTTGTTCATTGTGACTGGTAGAGACAACTTTCGTCATGAGCTAGCTGTCAGTAAACCTTATAAAGGTCAGCGTCAGTCTGAAAAGCCTATCCACTACTATGAGCTATTTGACTGGGCTATAGAGCACTTTAACTGTCTCATTGCAGAAGGTATGGAAGCAGATGACTATGCAGTTAATGTACATCAACGTTACCAGGGCTGCAGCGTTTTAATTGGTATGGATAAAGATAACCTTCAATCTTCGGGTTGGCATTATAACTTTGTAACTAAGATAGCTAAGTGTATCAGTCAAGCAGAAGCTCATTGGTGTCTTGCCTATCAGATGCTTGCTGGCGATGCTGGCGATAACATTCCTGGGCTTGTTGGTATTGGTGATGCTAAGGCTAAGAAGTTCTTGGCAGAAAGTCCATTAGTACCTCCTATGCTGGTAGCTTACAATGTGTATGCTTCTAAAGGATTGTCTGGTAACTACTTTAAAGAGCAGTATGGTTTGCTTTGTATGCTGAAAGACACAATCGTTGACTTTGAAGAGCACTTCTTCTCTATCAAGCCCGTATCTGAGTTTGCACCTGTGGAGCACGAGCCTGGAGAAGAGGCTCCGTTCGTAAGTTTATGACCATCAGGGATGGAATAGCCATAGGACTTTTGATTACATTGCTGTACCTAGTAGTAACACATTCACCAAAGATAGCCACTCATGAAGAGTGGCTGTCACCAGAGCTTGTTACTGCTACCTGCTTTACATGGGAAGAAGCGGCAAAGCATTATAGCATCTCAGGTGAAGTGCTATTGGAGTTTATGATAAACCAAGATTGTCACTGAGGAGGGACAGCAGGTGAAGCCTTATGTTCATCAGTTAGAAGGTGCAGCAGAAATCTATAAAATCTTAGCAGCTCACATGCTAGTATATGTCGCCTGGGAAGAACGTACAGGCAAGACATTAACAAGTATACTAGTGTGTGAGCGAGCTAAAGTGCAAAGGATTCTCGTCCTAACCAAGAAAAAAGCGTTGGCAGGCTGGCATGAAACTTTGGAAGCCTTTCCGCACAAAAAGCAGTACACTGTTAACAACTATCATCAAGCTAAGAAGTATAAGCCGGAGGACTTTGATCTAGTGATCCTAGATGAAGCGCACAGCTATGTTAGTGCATTCCCTAAACGATCAGGTATGTGGAAGACTGTTAGGCTCTTAACAAAAGGCAAGCCTCTCATTTATATGAGTGCGACGCCACACGCGCAGGGCATGCAGTTACTTTACAATCCTCTTGCTTTAAGTGATTGGTCACCCTTTATCAAATACTCTACACCCTATAGCTGGTTTAGACGTTTTGGCATACCTGATGCTATTTACTTAGCTTCAGGCCCACAAGAGACGTATAAGAAGTGTAAGACTGATGAGGTGCGGCTTTACACTAAACACCTATTTAGCTCACGTACTAGGGCTGAGCTAGGTTTTGAGCATGAGCCTGAGGATAAAGTACACTACATTGAGTTACTGCCTAAGGTCAAAGAAGTCTATAACATTCTTATGAAGCACAAAGCCCTTGAGCTGAATGGACATGAACTAATCTGTGACACGTCTATGAAGTTGCGCACCTCTCTTCATATGCTTGAAGGCGGTGTGATGAAGGTGGGGAAGCAGTATGTCATCTTGGGGAATACCGAGAAGATAGACTATATCAAGGAGGTATGGGGTGACACAGACGATATTGCAATTATGTATCAGTACATTGCGGAAGGCACAAAGTTGCGAGACAGTTTTAGTAACGCCGAAATCCTACAAGCCACGTCCTTCGCAGAGGGCGTTGACTTATCACATAAACGACATCTTGTTATCTACTCGCAAGACTTCTCAACAGCACGACACTCCCAGCGAAGAGCCCGCCAAGCTAATAAGAAAAGAGACACACCGATCGCTGTTCATTTTCTCCTCGTCAAGAAAGCGTTGAGTGAACAAGTCTATACTACAGTATCGCTAAACAAAACAAATTTCGTGGATTCAGTATTCACGCAGGAGAGACTATGATTATTAACGAGTTACGTGCTGCTAATGGGCGCACAGAAAAAGAAGCAATCTTACGTTCTACAGCTACTGAGTTAGACAGACGAATGTTCCGGTATGCTTATGATAAACTCCTTAGCTTTGGCTTGAAGTTTAACGACGTTGAGCACCAGACTTTATTTCCGCCTACGGAAGAAGACTTTGCTCTGCTAGACAGATTAAGTAGTAGAGAGCTGTCTGGTGCAGCCGCACGAAAGGCAGTGGTACACCACGCTCAAGAATTTGGTGGACTTGTTATGCTAGTCTGTAACAAAGACTTGGACTGTGGCGCATCCGCTACTACTATCAATAACGTTTTCCCAAGCACTGTACCTCAGTTTAAGTTACAGCTTGCCAAAGAGCAACCACTTAGTAAGATTAGGTTTCCTTGCTTTGTTGAAACTAAGTATGATGGTGTTCGCCTTGCTATCATTAACCGCGCGGGTAAAGTAACGTTCAGGACACGTAATGGCAAGTATGTTAAGCTACCTATCCTCCAAGAATACCTTGAAGGTTGTGATAAGCGTAACTACATGCTGGACACTGAAGTAACTCTTGCCTCAGGCAAAATGGAGGACCGCACAAAAGTGTCAGGTATGATAACCTCAGCGATGCGAGGTGGTGCTATCTATGAGAACCTACTACTCTTTAACGTGTTTGACACTTTACCGCTACATGACTTAGATACAAGCACTTGTGCATTGGACTACACCACACGTCGAGTCTTTGTGCACGGTGCAGTAGCAGAGCTAGAATGCCCCCAATTACAGGTGGCTCAGGCTTTTGAGTGTGCTAATGCAGCTGAAGTTGAAGCTGTCTACGCTAAGCATATTGCACAAGGTTTTGAAGGTCTTATCCTCAAGCATGCCCATTCGTCTTACACCTTCAAGCGTACCACTGACTGGACTAAGATGAAAGAGACTAAGACAGCTGACCTGGTTTGTACCGGTGTTGTGCCGGGTGCGGGTAAGTATCAAGGTGAGATTGGCGCACTTATCTGTGAGGGTACTGTTGAAGATGTGGTTGTACATGTGAAGGCAGGCTCTGGGTTAACTGACTTACAACGTCGCTTACCTTTACACACCTACATTGGTAGGGTTATTGAGTTGAAGTACAATACAGTAATCACAGACAAGGTTACTGGTCGTCATTCACTGTTTTTACCTCGTTTCGTAACTATTCGCGACGATAAATGATAAAACGGAGGCCACGGATCGTCCGTGACGGACTTTTTAAGGCCTCCGGCTTATGTTAGTATTAGGCCAAAAGCTTGAGGCCTTAGAATCGATCAATAAAGGCGGTGTAAATGAAGGAAGGCAAGAGTAACAAGATAATTCAAGATTGGCTAGTGTCTATCGGCGCATATGTCTTCAAGACAGTAGCTTCTAATCGAGCAGGTGTACACGACATCATATTCTGTCTGGCTGGTAGGTTTGGAACTATAGAAGGCAAGACCAAGATTGGTAAAGCTTCAACACTCCAAGCGGTGCATCTACGAGCAGTTCAAAAGGCTGGTGGCTTTGCTATGATTGCTAAAAGTGTAGCAGAGGCCAAACTAGGTGTAACTCAGTGGATCAACTCTGGTTACACTCAACAGTATGACTCTAACATTAAAGACTTAGAGAAGTTTACTTTATAAGAGTCAGTGTGGGCAGGCTGGAGACAACTTCTGCTCACACTGACAGTCTTATTTGAAGACCAGTACCTTGTCTTTAAAGGCAATGCCCTTCGCGCCTTCTCTTCGCAGTCTCTCTACTACTTCAGGATCACGGAAGTCAGCTAGTGTAGGTTCATGGCCAATGATCCTAGCTACGTCTTCAGGCGTCGCAATATTCTTATGCACCTGCATAACTTCTTTCACATTAGAGCCAGTAGCTTTCGCCACTTTCTGTGCACTCTTCTTGTCAGTGAAGTGCAGCATGCCGTTACCTAGGCTAGTTTCTGAAGCTGTATTAGCTTTACCAGGCTTAGACACACGGTAGATAGGCACTTTACCATAGTTCTCGATCTTGCCACCTTCAACAAACTGAATAGCTAGCTGATGAAGGGAAGTCTTCAACTCTGGATCATCAGGCAGTGCATCTAGAATTGCCTTAGAGGCTTGTGCTTCTAGTGGGTTATCTAGAATCTTACCAAACTGCTTAACCAGAGCGGCACGACCTGCGTTAGACCCAAAAGGCACACGTGAGCGCATAGTATTAAACGCTGAGCTCATAAAAGCGTACTTAACCTTGCTAACAGGGTCAAGTGCTAAACTCTGATGGAACGCAGGAGCAGGCATGTTACGAGCTGCAATCTGCAGGTGCCAGTCGTTCTTGAAGACGTCTGCAAACTCGTTAACCATTCGTTTCAAGTCACGAGCGCCTGTCTGGGTGAACGCAAGTTTATTCAAGTCTTTCGCTAGAGAGGGTAGGTTCAAGGCAATCTTAGCCCCCTCTTGGCCACCGGTCCACTTGTCCATCAGGTGCCTAACCACAGCACCCTCAACGTTGCCACGAGTGTTAACTGGCAGTTTACCTAATACCTCCATGAACGACTCAGGACCCTCATAGCTAAGGGACTGAGTGAAGGCCTTCACAACACTGTCAGGACTCGCCTGCTTAGACGTCAAAGCCTTAAACAGCACGTTGTTCTCTAAGACCTTCATGTTGCTGAAGTTAGCGTTAGCCTCCCCCCAGAGCTTGTGCCAAACGTCACCGTTCTCCATGACTTTAGAGGCCCGCTTGATTTCAGAGTCAACTCCAGTCATCGCAGCTTTAAGTTGGGCAAAGTTAGTATGGCCTTTAAGCTGGCTGTTGTTACTTAACTCATTCAAGACTTTACGAAGCTCGAGCAAGTCTTTGAAAGTACGTGGCTGGTCAGCTACAGCAGGCTTAATCGCGTCTGCTGTAGCTTGATTAACGTTAACGACTTCACTTGTAGACTTAGCCACGTCTTGGGCAGAAGTAAGAATCTTCTTGTCTGCACTAGTAAGTTTCTTAGTGAGTTCTGAAACTCTATCGGCAGCTTTTGCCACGGCCTTAGGAGTTTTAAGTAACCGTGCACGCTTCTTAGCCGCCTGAAGTTCTACATTGATTGCTGCACGCTCCGCACGAGCTGCAGTAGTGGCAGACCTAGTGGCAGTTACCCTAGCTCGCGCACCTTTTATTGCGGTGTTTGCAGTAGGTGACTTGTATGGAATACCCGTAAGGTCACGAATGAGTTCAAGAGTGTTAACAAACTCAGTCTTAAGCATAGGATTAGTAATTCCCCTAGTCTTCAGCTTCATCGCAGGAACTAGTGTAGCATCAAAGTCAAAGCGGAACTCGGAGTCTTGCATCGCATCCGTACCTAAAGTCTTGATGCTATCAAAATCAGTCTTTACCGCTTCGATGTGGTCGTTTAAGTCATCACGTACGGTAGTAGTTACACGGTCACTTGTAATGTTATCAGCTTCTTTAAGTAGGTCACGAGCACGAGCGTCGATCTGTGCACTTAGTTTAGCGCCACCTGCGTCTGCTTCGTTGATTGCACCACGTACTACAGCCTCGCCACCAGGAACAGTCTCAGTGACAACTCGTACTACATCTACAGCATCGTCGATACCAAGCTTACCTGTTTTGCTAGCCCCTTCAGATAACACTTTGTTACCTGTGAGAACTTCCCACTTACCAGTCAGCTCAATTGCCTGGGCCTGATTCATATCATGGTTAGCTAGGAGTGTGTCCACTGCACCTTTCTCGTTGCCTGCTTGGAAGAACCGATATGCATTGTTAGCCCCCTCAAGAGACTTACGAGTAACGTAACTAGCGCCTTGTATAACTCCAGGAACTGTCAAACCTAACGCGCCAAGTGTTACTTCAGCAATGCCTGCGTCGTTCATCTTGTCTATAATGTTTACTGCGTTTAGTTTGCGTTGGGTGAGTAAAGAGTTACGGATAACATCAGTACCACGGCCTAGCATGGCGCTGCCTGCGGCACCTAGGACGCCACCTACTGCAGTGAGGAAAGGGTTACCAGAAGCAGCACCAAGGCGTGCACCAGCTATGCCTCCTGTAACAGCAAGGCCCATCTCGTAGGCTGAGGCGTCAAGCGCGTCAAAGAGAGTTTCGTCAAAAGCAGTCAGTTCACCTGTCTCAGGATTGACAACCATGACTTCGCCATTTTCATTGACAGACTGAACATCGAGACCAAACTTCTTAAGCTCACTTTGCAAGACTAGATTGTTGTCCTTAGCAGTCTCTGCTGCCTTAAATTTAGACTCCGCTGAGAGGCCAGTAGCGCCAAGAAGTTCATTACCTATCTGGGCGTATGTAAAGTCAACGTTCTTAACACGAGCTATGACTTCGGAAAGCATACGACCATCTTCAAGTTGAATGTCAGGCTTCTCTGCAGAAAAGCCAACAGGCGTGCCAAAACCTGCAATGTCTTTAACCGCTTTAGCAAGATAGTCCTGCATACGCTTGCCTCTAGCGCTCTTATCCGTGTTAGGCTCTTCTGGTGCCGGGGGCTCCACAGCTGGTGCTGGAGTGGCAGGTTGTGCCACTTCAGGAGCAGTTTCCGAACCTAGGTTGATAGTGACGCCTTGCTGAGCAAAAGACTGTGTAATCAGTTCAGGAGAGACCCCCTGAGCTACTAGCTCGTCAATCTTAGGCTGGTAGGCACGCTGCATCATCTGTCCTGTTTCCTCAGAAGAGAACCTAGAGCTAAGTGCTTCTTGAATAAGCGAAGGCTTGGTACCTTGAGCTATGAGGTTTTGAATAGTTTTCGATTGGTCTGTGGCTGCTTCAACATCTTCACTACCTGCTGTAACACCTGCTGCAACCCCAGCAGTGGCAAACAAGGCTTTACCTGTTTTTAGCGCTTTAAAGTAACGAGGAGTGTCAGCGGACTGCGCAGCCTTAAGAGTCGGCCTACTCACTAGAACTTCTTGTGGGGTGTCCCCCCACCCCTCGGTGCTATAGACAGAGGCCCCCGGCTCAAGCTTATAAACACGAGGAGCCTCAGGGCCACCAGTATAGTGCTCCAGATAAGCCTCTATGTCTAAGGGGTCTATTATGTCTGCGGAATGCAGTGCATCTGTACCTTGTCCAGAACTGAATGCATTTTCTGACCTTACTACGTAGAGTGGTTTTTTAAGTGTATGCTCTGCACCTTGCAGCATCTCCTTTATGAGTCTTGGAGTTATTCTTTTCTCACCTTCATGCACTGCCAGATGCAATTCGTCCTCAGAAGGTTTACCTGCGTATGCCCCTTTCTCTTCTACAAGGTCTATAACGTCTTGCACCTTTAGCTCAGACTCAGAGGGCATCGCGTTGTAAGCAGCACCACCACCGCCCCTAGCTTGGTTAGCCGCACTAGAGGCCCTTGTACCCCTTACTTGACGATTAAACTCATGCGCGGAGTATGAGTTAAAGGTGATACCTAAATTGCTTGTCTTACGTTCTTTGGCAAGTTCTCTAGATTTTTCTAAGAGGGCTAAGCTATCGCTAATCGACTTCGCACCAAAAAGATCAAGTTCGCTCCCTGTAAGGACAGCAGCTGACTTGTTATTGCGGATTACTTCGTCTAGCAAAGTCTTGTGTTCTCTACGGAGGCGGAGCAACTTAGGCTCAGTAGGCTTTGGTGCACCTTCTAATACTTGCGTAGCTCGGGAGGCTACCTTTGCAATAACTGACATTTGTTACTCCTAGTTCTGTGGGGTGCTATAAGTGTTCTGTGCGCCTTGTTGAGCAAGCTTACCTGGCATACCACCAGCCCGGTCTTTAGCGTCTTGCTCAGCCCCAGGATCGCCGCCTAGCATCTCTGCCGTCTGGTCTAAGATTTTCGCGATCTCAGGTGAGTTGCGAGTCTTCATGGACTGCATGCTTAAACCAGCAGCTTTAAAGAAACCAGCAGGGTTGATCTGAGCTAGTAGTTGACCTACTTGACCAGACAGAACTTGCTCGAGCATAAGTTGGTTCTTCTCATCTTCATCATTATAGTTGTTAGAAGTAATCTCTAGATCAACTTTTGAATAAGCGAGTTCAGACTCTTCTCTAGGTACAGGTGCGATGACTCGGTTGCCGTCTTCGTCAATATAAGGTTCGCCTGTCGTTGGGTCCAGGTACTCTTCATAAGCAGTCTGCATAATAGGCTCGCCAGTAGAAGGGTCCATTTCACCAGTAAAGATTTCAGTAGGCTTATTAACCTCAATCCACCTCTCACCTGTAGCGTTATCGGCGATGCGAATAGCCTGGTGAGCAGTATAGTACTGCTGAATTAAGTTAGCAATATCCCAACCTAAGAAGCGGTAGAACGCCTCAATACGACTAGTTAGGTAGCGTAACCCTACTATAGATGCGTTCTGCTGAAGCTTAACCTTACGACCAGAGTCAGAAGCGAAAGCCATACCTAGCATACTATCGTTGATGAGCAAGATGCGTTGGATGCGGTCAAGCGCTTTATCGATGATCTGATACTGCTCAATAGCTTCACGTGCCATGTTCTCAATTTTGATACCTGCTAGTTCAGTAACAGGGATAACCGCAGATACACGGTTAAACGCATCTGTAAACTCTGCAAGGTTCTCAACTGCCCCATCTTGCACGAAGGCTTTCTGAGTGTTAACTAAGAGTTGTAACTTGATAAGCGCTTGATTGATTGCGTTCTGAGTCTCTACGACTTCACGGAAGATGCCATAATACTCAGTGCGTTCTGAAGTGTTAGTTTTTAGCACACGGTAAGGGAACTGCACATCTTTATGCTGGAGCTTAACTTTCTTAAGGATAGTGTTATCATTCCAAAAGATAGACCAAGACTGACCTTTGGAGTCACGAACAACAGAGTGTACAACTAGGTAATTGTTATGAATCTTGTATAACCCAACTTCCTGCTGTCTCGCATTCTTACCATACTCTGCATCTTGCTGTGTAGTAAAGTTATAGTACTGAGTGATTTTATCTAGTTTATCTTCACCAAATGTCTCAGCAAGCTGGTCTTCACCAATCCACTTGAAGCGGTGAATGTAACGTGCATCAGAGTAGTCATCGCGGCGGCTCATGCCGTCTAGCACAATCTCAGACTCAGGCACATGCTCAAGTACGACTTCGTAGAGAGGACGTCCAAACTCATCGGACTCCCCTGTTGGTTTAACGTCTATGAAAACACACATTAGCCCTGAGATGATACCGCTAAGCTTAATCTTGTCACCTTCTACAGTAAAACTATTGCTACGCATAGTGTAGTTAATAAGATCATTAAGCAGTGCAGCTGTAGGCACATCTTCTAAGCCTATTGGATTAGCCTGTACAGTGTTAGTAACAGTAGAATAGTAACCTAATAGCATGCGAGAGAATAGTTTGATGATGTTAAAGGTTTCTGCTGGTTGGCCACGGTTCTGTAGAATGTTTAACTGCTGTGTTGTATACTGGCGATTGTGGTACATCTCCCAGACTTTAGCAGCTTCCACATGAGAGGTGCTAAATGCATTGTACCCGATATGGAAAGTGTCCTTCAGATACTCAATACTGGTTACATCAGTCTTTTTACGACGTTGAGTCACTTAAGAACCCCCAAATAATGCTGCACTGACATCTTCCACAGTGCTAGGTGCCGGACGAGAGCTTTTTACGAGCTTCCTAGCTTCGTCAGGTGCCTTGCCTTCAGCGACTAGGTCATAGAACTTAAGACGCTCATCAATGTTTTTACGTGTGGCTTCTATGTCAGCAATAGACTTGCCAGTAACCATCTTCATAACAAAAGGGTCATTCATGTCTGAGATAGTATTCATCTGAGATTCAATCTGTAGCACAGCTGCGCGCAGACCTGCAAGTACAGGACCAATCTTCTGACCAAGTGAGCTATAGGCTGTGTTGAATGCAGTCATTTCACCAGGTGTTAAGGCGGAGCCGAAAAGGTTGTGGCGGAACTGGTTGATAAACGCGCCGTACGCTGCCTTCTCCCTTTTAGTTGTAACATTACTGCTTACATAGCTAGTTAACTGGCTCGTAGTCTTATCCCACAAACCTGCCTGATCCCCACTAAGCGCACCAGCTTCTTTACTAAGTGCAATCATGGAGTTAAACTCTGTGATCTGCTTCTCTTGAGCTGCACTTAAGTCTTGTGACGATCTAATAGAGTTAACGTGACGACGAACTTCAGGGTTTCTCTGCATCTGTTCTTGTGTCATGTCACCAGCACCCATTGCTGTAAGAGCGTCACGAGCGTCGTTAGCAAGAAGCTCTTTACCTGTAACTTTGCCACCAATGTCGGCCTTACCTCGACGAATAAGTTCTTTCTGTTGAGCAGTAGCTGTACCTGCTGCCTCAGCAGCCTTAGCTTCTGCAATAGCGTTAGAGTTCTTTTGCAACGCAGTTAGAGTGTCGTTAGGGTCACGTGAAGTAGCAGAAGGCTTGTTCTTCTTGTTAATATCCGCAAGCTTCTCCATACGAGCTAGAGTAGCGTCCTCAGCGTACTTACCGTAGCCGGTAGCTGCTGCAACTTGCAACATGTCTGTGATCTTAGTAGCCCCATCGTTGCGAGTAGACTTAACGAAACGCTTGTTCAAAACAGCCCAGTCAATCTTACCATCTTTCTTACCGTCAGCTGCGTCAAGCTCTTCGTCAGACATGCCGATCTCACGTAGTAGGCGTTTGTCCTCTGGATTGGCAGGGTCTACTTTATCCATCTTAACTACACCACGGAACATAGTTTGCACAGTAGGGTCTTGATTGTAGTCTTTGAAAAACTGGTTCAACGTACGAGGGTCACCACTCTTAAAGTAGTTATCAAAGCCACGGAAAGTCTCGTCACGTAGTTGCTTCTTCTTCGTAATATCCGCAGTTTGCGTAGCTAGGCTAAGTTCGGCCTCAAGAGCCTGAGTGCGGGCATCACCAGTCTGCGTAGCTAGTGTATCGGCACGACCTGCCTCGGCAAGTTTAAAGTCCATCAACTTCTGCTGCTGGCGTACTTGAGTGCGATTAGCTTGGCGATCTTCTTCAGCGTTAGCGCTGGCCTTAGCATTTGCTCGTGACTTCGTGATGGTAGCAGGGGTATCAGCTGTCGCAAGACCTAGGCCTAAAAGTGGGGACATTCCTGGCATACTAGCTCCTTAAACCTGAATAGTTGTGTTAGGGCGTGGTTGGTTAATAGGGGGTGCAAAAGTTGGGGCTCGAGGGCTAGTAGGACTAGGACTACTAGGCGTTTGTGGTCGAGACAGGTAGGCGTCTACAGCACCATTAAGCGCTGTACCTGCAGCCTGGTAGCCTGCTTGCTGTTGGCCTGCAAACCGATTTGCCTGGCTACCAAAGAAGCTTGCCTGGTTTTGAAGGCTACGAGAGACACCTGCAGCACCTGGGTTTCTAACATTCCCAGAGACAAAGCTCTGTTGCGCATCAGCTAGTTTGAGAGGCGCGTCGTTACGGATTGCTGCTTTGTTCTCAGCTTGAGTTAAACCAGCCTGACTGGTTATAAAATCCTGTGCTGGGCTATCAATGCCACGCTGGGCAAAGCTACGTTGGATGTTCTTCTCTTGCTCTGCGAACTGGACACCATACTCCTGAAGACCTGAAGCTATGAGAGAGTCAGCAGATAGGTTCTGATAGAAGGTAGAAAGGTTGTCCTGGATAGGTCCATACACTGACTGCCAATCTGCATACTGTTGTTCTTGGAATGCCAAGTCTGCACTCGTACCTGCCTGCTGTGCAGCTGATGCTGCGTCAGCTTGTTTGCCTGCTTGAATACTTCCGTATAGTGAAGCACCTGCACTTACGACCCCTACACCTACTGCGGCCCATACCATGTTAGACTCCTTCAGCAGTCAGTGGAAGGTCTGGATCAACCTTACCAATAGCTGCATAACTTTTAGCAATTGTGTTCTCTTCAATCTCGTCGAGGTCAGTTGTTTCTGTTGGGTGGACACATAACCAGATAGCTTCTTCAAGTGTGTAGACTACACGTTTAATGCCCGCCTTGGAAGTCCAAACACAAGGTGCGATAAGTTCTTCAACTCCGTCCTCTGTAGCTACCAGTACATGACCTTTCATTAGCACATTAAGGTGAGAGTGACGGTGTAACTTACCTACTACCAGACTTTCAGTTGGGAGGAAAATCTCTCTACCATACATGTGGGGTGCAAAATGGTGGACCAAAGGTAAAACAGCGTCAACGTCAGTAGTTGCCTCAGGTACCTGATGTATAAGGTGCTGCTCAAGTTGAGTAATCGCTTGACGCATCCCTAAGTCTTCAGGCACGAGTAAATTGTGAAGAGACCCTACCTTGCAGCCAGAGGGAGGGGCGATATAAGGTAGGGCCTCTAAGTGGTCAAATTGGAGGTAGTTAGCCAGTTGCTGAACGTTATTCACTGTCGACCCTCCTTACAGCTACAAGAATATGGCTTATTATAACATGTTTCATCTGGACATTATACGATTATTTTCGCAGCCCTTAAACGATCAAGGAGTGTGTTTATTGTATTTTGTTGTGCTGCTACCTGGTCCGAGAGTTGCTGTAGCTCTCCTTGCAAGTACACAGGATTTATCTGTATCGTAGGGGCTGTGAGATTAGGAACATTCGGCTGTGCTACTGTGAGCTGGTCAAGTTGAGAAATAATAGCTAGGAGCGACCTACGTAGCGCTATTGGGTCTGTCACATCAAGAGGTACGTATATGTTAGTTGCCATTATCACGACCTACTACTTTATACTCTAACTCAGCCAGTGTGCCTATACCAACTACTTCAAAACTAATGGAAGCCCCACGTTGTAAGTCTTGTGGCACAGCTACAACTTGTGGCTTAGCTGTCTCGGTAAAGGTTTTAGTTTGGACTACTTTCTTGTCAATTCTAATAGTTAGAGTTAAAGTCCCCCTCATAGCTATGAAAACTTCATCATAAGTCTTCAAGTTGGTCGCTACACCTTCAGTTAGGTTACCTGTCTGGTAGGTATACTCTACAAGTGCACCTGCAAAGAGTTCCACTACGCCTAGTGGAGCTTGAGCGTACAGTGTATCCTCAGCTACAACTAGGAAAGTGCTATCGAAGTTAAACGTTTTAAAGGAAGGTTCATAGCGAAGGTCAAACGTAATAAGAGAGTGGTCACTAAGCTGACAGTAGTAGACACTATCAAAGACTACTGCATTAACAGCTTGGTAGTTCTGCTTACCTAGTTTAGGCCTAGACACGACTGTGATAATTGACCCATTAAGGGCACAGATGCCGTCAGTGGACAAGAACATTAAAGCGTTGTCAAAGTCTACAATAGTCTTATGGTTAATGCAGCCTTGTGTGCCGCTTAGAGGGTATTTAGTGTAAGACGCAGAACCAGTACCTGAGAGAACATAAGCCCGTACAAAAGTAAAGACAACTAGGCCTATCGAGCTTTCTGCCACGCCTGTGATAGTCTCATGGAAGTTAATCTGGTTAATAGCAGGCCAGTAGTTAGGGTTGCCTGTGTCACGCGAGAAGTGCAACTTAGAACCTACTGCACCAAAGAATGTGCCATTAGATTCCGTGAGGTAACGCAATCCACTGGGGGGCTTACCATTGAAGTCCGAACTAAGTGTATTGCCTACAACAGTAGAGTCTGCTATGTTGTCTATATGGAGCACAGATGTGTTAGGCAGCTCTATAATCTTAGTAAAACTAAGTAAAGTGCCTCCAATACGGTATAAGAAGATATGAGTAACTTGAGGGTCTAGTGACGCTGCAAGGTGTATAGTCAAGACTTGGTTCGTAGCTAGTACCTCTGTGCTCAAGGGACTTTGGGCAGACTCAGTACCGTCAGCTATGTTGTAATAAGTGTAAGCATACTGAACTGTGCCGTTCACTAGTCCAGCCCCACCTAATATGGCATTGATAGCCACAGGTGCATCAATGCCAAGGTCCTGTATAGTACTTGACTTGCAGTACACTTTGTTAATTGTCTGTGTAGTAGCGAGCACTGCATTAGCAAGACGTAGATAGGATATTGCACTAGTCGCCGTAAATGTGTGCTGTTTGCTCAAAGTCGTTGAAGCTGTTAGGAGGTCAGTGCCACCTAGGACTGAGCCCACTGAAATGTCGAGTGAAGGAATGTTAGGGCCACCTAAAACTAGGGTATAAGTCTGGCCTACCTCTGTCGTAAAGCTTTGGTCTGCAATAGCAGGACTTGAGGTGTTTACCAAGTCCATTGCCTTACTAGCGTCCCAAACAAGAGAGCCACCTGCCAAACTGCTGTTAGCCCAACCGACAAGGTTTGCAAGAAAGCGACCATTAGTAATAAGTTCAACCCCAAGAATTTGCTTCTTAGGCAAGACACCATCAGTGAAGTAGAGTCTGCCCTGGTAGTCGAGATAGTCACGTAGGATCGCTAACGGCATCCATAGTGCTTCAGACTTAAAGAAGTAGGGCTCTACCTCAGGAGTTACTACGGTGGTGCTTGGTGCTTTACTAGACTGTAGCTGCCCACTGCTTAAGTCAGCGTTGTGACAGACAACAGACTCACTAGACTGAATCAATTCAGGGGCTAGCCTAGTGTTCAGGCCTCCATTAAACAGTTGTAGCTTCATTTAGTACTCCTAACCCGGTTAACTAACTAGTATGCCTTATTCGATAGCATGACAGAACCTCAAGGCTTTCTAAGTGGCTCAGCATGACAGTTATTTATGCTTATTCTTGCTATGCTTACCAAATTCCCTAGCACCAGTGTAGCCTAAATAGCCTGCACCAAATAAGCCCCACATGGATTCAGGGATAGCCCCTAGCCAACTCTGCATACCTGTAGTCACTGCTAAGGCAGCTTCTGGATTATAAGCCGTGAAGAAGCCCATAGGGATTGAAGCTAATATCATCAGGTAGATAACGTATAGAAAGCTAGGTCTAGCACGACTTGTCCAAGGGTCAGATGAACTAGCCTCTGCAAGGATAGCACTCATCCTTACTTCTAATTCCTGTAACTCTCCATCCTGTGCTAATACAGCAAGGTCTAATTTAGCCTTCGCTTTAGCTTCTGGGTCAGGCAGCAGTTTATCAATCAGCTTACCACCTATGTTTAGAATACCTGTTAAGGGGTCAAATGCCATATCACCACTCTCCTGTTCGCATTATCTTAGTCATTATTTTTTACCGTTTACTAAACACACGGCTCTCACCATCACCATGTATTGTGATATTCGGCACGAACGTCAAAGCCTCTGCAACGGAATAAGACCCATCTGGATTTCGTTGCTGTGTTGTAACCTGTACGACGCAGCCTGTCCCAGTGTCGCAAGCTTTAGTGGATTTCATCCAGCCTTCTTCTTGCGACGATGCCTTACACATTAACTTAAACATATCTCCATTTCCGAAAATAGTTAAGTCTCTCACTTTCTTTTTAGCTACGTCTACGCAGCTATTTGATAATGTTTTCATAGCTTACCTCTCATTTATTCTACCAGAATGTAATTTTTGTTCATCAAAGATCCACATATCCATAGGTGGCCTCAAATATATCAATTACTCCTTATCCGTTGGTAACCACACCATTAAACACACACTAATAATGAAGATTATTCCGACTAGTCCCAATATCTTCATAGCTACTTCAAACACTCACAATCACTAACACGAAGCTGTCATGTGCATTCAGTAATGACTTGAACTCTGTGTAGCCTTTATGACTTGATAGCACGGCTGGTCTTCCATTTAGATAGTCAAAGGTTTCGCCAACTAGAATACAGCCGTGGCTGTCCTGCATTGGTATATTCCCTTTGTGGAATAGAATGTGCGTGCGACCCTCTACACCTTCCACTTCAAACGTATCGCCGAACTTATGCGACTGAACCCGCTTGCAGTTGTACGTCCCGACGGGAATGCAGGACACGTCCACTGCGTTATCAAGCCAAGGCCGCTCTGCTGTGAGTGCAAAGGGAACGCCATACTTATTCAAGAATACGCCGAACGTACCTGCCTCGACTGATGCTATGCGTTTAATAGTTAATATCATTTCACTTATCCTCATATCTTCCTTTCAATCTTATACGGATTAATCGTAATCCTTCATGGCGTGTTAGCTTAGGCATCGTCGCCGTTCTCCCTGACATAAAAGGGGTGGTGGGGGGTCTGCTCTTTTATCATGTGAATCATAAAAGCGACACCGCTTACGAGTAGGAAAAATAGTGCTACTGTGAAAGGCATTTCTGGTAGCCTGCCTTGCTCAACACTGAACAAATGCACGATTGAGTATAGCGTACCAATCAATGAGCCGATGAACGCAAACGCTGCGGCAACGGCATGTTCCATAAAGTGCTGTTGCACAACAACATCATCTGAATGTGTGTTGCGTGTTTGCCATGCTAGGTAGAAGAATCTAAGTGTCGCAACAAGGAAAATGGAGAACAGCGTAACCCTTCCTGCATCAATTAAGTACATCATTTTGCACCTCCTTGCATGGCTAGTGCAATGCCTTGCCAGACCAGCGCCATTGTAGCTAACGTTATAGTCCCGAACACTGTCCCCATGACACCCCAAGCTACACGCTTAAACATCGCACTACGTTCACTGCGGGCTTTTACGCATTCTTTTAAGTCATCGGTTGATGGCAACTCTTCAATGACGTGTTCCATGTGCCTTAGTGTTTTAGGGTCGGGGGTTTTGCCTAGAGTCTTCTCCATTTCGGCAATCTTAATATGATGCGTTTGAGTCATCGATGTAAGCTGTGTAAGCTTAATATCTTCTGATCGTCGATTAGGTTCTGTCATAGCTACTCCAAGCCTGCCTTTATTTCTTTTTCTTCTTTACGCATTGTGACTAAACACCGAGTGGGCGCACAGTACGCCTAAGATTGTTACATAGATCATCATCGGGATTGCGTAACCCATTATCACAAGTAAAAAAGCGCATAGCCCAAACCCTGCAAGTATCATACATTGAGCAGTTATCCATGCCATGACGCAAACCCAAGCAATAAAATTATCTGAATCAAAACTATCAGCATTAGTATTTGTTTCATGGTGCCAACGTAGGATCAACCGGCAGGGGCGGCAGTGTTGCGTAGTCGCCAGCGAATGAGCCAATGTGCGGTGATGGCGTATGTGTGTGGGTCGTGCCATCAGGCATGGTCGTTACCACAGGTGTCTGGTCATGCACAGAGTCATACAATGCACGGCCAGTTTTAGTCATTGCGTTCAGCAATAAATCACTACGCTGTGCCGATGTTAGGCGGTCAACAGCAGGGATGTTAGACAACACAAGAATAGACGTGAGACTCCCAAGTAGCTTAACTTCATCAGATGTACACCGTACAAGTGAGAGCGTCTTGTTTCCTTTGCGTACTGTAGGAGTCTTGATTATATCAAAGCCAACAGGTGTTCCAAGCTGCTTAGCCTTAA